TTACTGCCGCATGGGCGTCCAAGAAACTTGCATTCGCAAGAAAAGAAAAACCTGAAAAAATTCTAATCATTGCCAACAAGTTGGATACCTCAATGGAGATGGCAAATAAGGTTAGAAGTTTTACAGAACAATGGCCTGCTTGGGTTGGTATTGGATTCTCTGCGGAAAAAAATTCACAAAGACACTTTAAACTTAACAACGGATGTGAAGTTAAGGCGGTTGCAACCTCCAAAGATGCTTTGAGAGGATATACCCCTACTATTCTTATTTTTGATGAGGCGGCGTTTATCGAGGCTGACGGAGATTTCTGGTCAGCGTGTATGGCCTCACTATCAACGGGTGGTAAGGTTATTGTTGTATCTACACCAAACGGTTACGACCCAATCTACTACGAAATTTATGACCAAGCCTTGAGAGGTATGAACGATTTCAAGATATCTGAAATGTTTTGGTTCAGAGACCCTCGATACACAAAAGACCTTTACATGGTTAAAACAAATGATTTAGTTCATTATCTATTAAACAGGGAAGATTACCCTGTTGATGTATTGATAGATTTATCCATGGACAATCCATATGAAAGAGACCACAGTGTGGTTAAAGACTACATTGAACAGGGTTATAAACCATGTTCTTCATGGTTTGAGAGTATGGTTAAAAAACTTAAGTACGATAGACGTAAAGTTGCACAGGAGTTGGAGTGTAATTTCTTGGGTTCAGGTGATAACGTGTTTGATTCTGATTTAATGCAAAACATCTCTAAAAATCAACTTAGAGACCCTCAGGCAAAATTGATGGGTAATGCTCTATGGATTTTTAAAGAACCAGTTAACGGACACAAATATGTAATGGGTGTCGACGTATCTCGTGGTGATTCAGAAGATTTTTCATCTATAGAAATTATCGATTTTGACGAAAGAGAACAAGTTTTTGAATACGTTGGAAAAATTCCACCAGATATTTTGGCCGAAATTGCTTACAAGTGGGGCACAATGTATAATGCGTATTGTGTGATTGATATTACAGGAGGTATGGGTGTTTCAACAGCAAGAAAAATGCAAGAACTTCAATATGAGGGTGGACTGTATGTAGATGGAGTTGATACAACAAACAAATGGAAATGGGACCCAAAAATAAATGACAAAATTCCTGGAATAAATTTCAATACTAAAAGAGTTCAAATTATTGCGGCGTTCGAAGAAGCGGTAAGACATGGATTCAAAATATATTCTCATAGAACTTACAATGAGATGAATACATTTGTTTATATTAACGGAAGACCTGACCACCAAAAAGGGCAACACGATGACTGTATCATGGGATTGTCTATGGCAATATACATTGCGGAAAAATCATTTGCATCTTTGAACAAAGTTGTTAATCATACAAAAGCAATGTTGAATTCTTGGTCTACAGTTATGAATGAAAATAAAAGTACCTCGGAATTTTTCAACCCGATGGTTCCCCAAATGGGAAGAGACCCCCACCTTTCTAATAACGGGGCGTCCAAAGCCGATTACCAAAAATATGGGTGGTTATTTGGTGCCAAATAACTATTTATATTATCAAGGTAATAAGTAAACTTATAATATGGCAGAACAGAATATGACGGTTTGGCAACGACTGTCACAGACATTTGGACCGAACTCACTTTTAGGACAAGATTATCCAACTTTCAAGTTTGATAAAAAGGAACTTTTACGCACAAAAAGCAGAGAAGAATACGAGAAAGAAAAACTTCAGGCTCAACAAACTTATTACTTAACCAATCAGTGGACAAAGGTAGAGAATAATCTTTACTCTCAAGCCATTTATTATGAACCAACAAGATTATCCGCACAGTACGATTATGAATCAATGGAGTATACTCCTGAAATTTCAGCTGCGTTAGATATCTACGCCGAAGAATCTACAACAACGAACGAAGACGGATTCATTCTTCAGATATATTCGGAATCAAAAAGAATAAAAGGTGTATTAGCCGACTTATTCAACAACGCCTTAGACATCAACACTAACTTACCAATGTGGACAAGAAACACTTGTAAGTATGGTGATAACTTTGTGTATTTGAAACTTGACCCTGAGAAAGGTATTGTTGGAGTTCAACAATTACCAACAATTGAAATTGAAAGACATGAAGTTGGAGCGAGTGGAAAAATTGCAACAGATGTAACAAATGAAGTTGATAAAGACAGAAAGGCATTACATTTTACTTGGAAGAACAAAAACATGGAATTCCAATCATGGGAAATTGCTCACTTTAGATTATTAGGTGATGATAGAAAACTTCCTTATGGAACTTCTATGTTGGAAAAAGCGAGACGTATTTGGAAACAGTTGTTACTATCAGAAGATGCGATGTTAATTTATCGTACTTCAAGAGCACCTGAAAGAAGAATGTTCAAAGTGTTCGTAGGTAACATGAATGACGATGATGTTGAAGCATATGTACAACGTGTTGCTAACAAATTTAAGAGAGAACAAATCGTAGATAGTAAAACAGGTAACGTAGATATGAGATTTAATCAGATGGCGGTTGACCAAGATTATTTCATCCCTGTACGTGACCCAGCAGCACCAGACCCAATTACAACATTACCAGGTGCAACTAATCTATCTGAGATTGCCGATATTGAATATATTCAAAAGAAACTATTAACAGCACTTCGTGTTCCTAAGTGGAAAGAAAAGGTATTGTTATACAAAGATTTGGTTGCTGACCCAGGAAACGGTATTCAGGCAACTTCATCTACATGGGCTAAGAAACATATCTTTGGTTGGTCTGATGAAGAAGTTCGTCTTGACTTACAACAACAAAGAATTGAAAGAGCGGTTGGTGAAGAACTTAAAGCAACACCAACAGTTATTACTAAGACAGGTTTATTCGATAATATTGATAAACTTTACGGAAGTACTACAGGAGCAACACCAAGTGCGGGAGCCGCAACTACACCAGGCGGGGAAGAAGAATTATCCGCACCACCATCATTCGGAGCGGAACCAGCGGGAGGAGAACCTCCACTACCTGAAGCTCCACCAGCTGAAGCTCCACCAGCAGGAGGAGAAGTAACGCCTGAATCAAGAATGAAAGACCTTAATATTTTGGTTGAAAATAATCTAATTGAAGGGGCGGAAATGATTAATTTAGGGCACGCACAAGATTCTTTAGGAGAAATTTCAAAAGAATTGGATAAGTTATTAAATTCATAATATTTATTTGAAAAAGAACAAAATGACCTTTGGAGCCGTAAAATCCCTTATCGAAAAAAATCTTTTGGAGTCCTACAAAAATGAAACGGAATTCAAGAAGACATTGAGAGAATTCAAACACAATGTTTTGAGTAATAAATCCATGTCTAAGGCGTATACAATATACGACCAACTGAGTACTCCACAAGGTTTAAGTGAACAAGATGCAAAATATTTTATTGAAGAAGGGATTAATATTTTGAACAAAGTTTTGCCAACCGTAAAGTTGCCATCAAATGTTTCTGAAAAAACTCAGAACAATTATTCTGATATTGATACGTTAGTTTATAGCCAAAGAATTAATTTGATTGAAAGAGTTAATGCTAAAAAGAATTTGATAAAAATTCTAACCTCAAGCAAAGATTCAATAAAAGAAAGTGTGAACATTCCAATAAGTTCAATGGTTGCAGTTGCAAACCAAACTATCAGGAACTATATAGAAACCTTAGATGAAAATTCTAAAAAAGAATTAAGATACTAAAGTTTTGGAAAATAGATTTGAAACAATTCGTGAAAGTGCAATATCTAAACTAAATAATATTTTAGAAAAAGAAGAAGCACAGGAAATGAAAACAAGAATTTCTGAAACGATAGACAAAATTAAATTAGAAAAATTTGACCAACTGAATTTCTTAAAATTGAAGAATTTAGAAGAATCAATTTAATTCTGTGTTTTTTCGTTGTATGTATTTTGCCTTTAAAATCTGTGCTCTTCTGAGTACAGATTTTTTTGTAAACTCTTTTCTCTCAAACAACTTTTGAGTTTGTTTTGTTTTGATTACTTTTGATTTGAGGGTCTTAAGAGCTTTTTCAAGATTTTCCCCTTGGTTGATTTTTACTATTAACATATTCTAGAAATATCTACAAATTTAAAAAAATTTTGACAATTAGGTATATATGTCTTATTTTTTGAATAACAAAAATAAACGTATATAATATGAACTTTAATGAAAAAAGGAAAAAGTGTAAAGCTTAACCTATTCAATCCCATTAAGTCTGTTTATGGAACTGTAGATTCAAAAAATTTAAAATCAGTATACATTAACATTCAATCATGGGTAACACCAAAAGACGACTACGATAATTGGAACAGGGTTGTTTCAAATTTAGGAAGAGAAATAAAACATTCAGTTTTCGAATCCATAAACCCCAAACTATTCAAAGAAACAAGTATTGTTGATTTAGACCTCAGAACAAGTGGAATATCCAAAGGAAAAAAATCTTTTTTCAACTTGGAAATTAACTTATACACCTTATGTGAAATGGACTTTAAATGTAATGAAATCAAAGACTCCGTTAAATCCATAGTAAAATCAATATACAAAAATAACGTAATACAAAACAAATACTTTGAATTTTCAAACTCAAAAAAAGAAGAGACTCAATAAACTATTCAAAACGGTATATTTATCTTAAAAGATTAGATGAAAAATTTAAGAATTTTAGAGGCCAG